TAATCTCTTCATTCATTGTGTTAATTAACTCTTTATAAACAGAGAATACATCACCTCTTGTGCTTTCTTTAAATTCTATATCTGTTTGTTTATCTAATACTGCGGCACTATTCATAGATAATCCTGATAAAAATGTTTGTAAATCTTGTTTTTCAGATTCTAAGTTACTATTTGTTCTACCGATAACAATAGGTTCACCAAATTTTTCAACAAATTGAGTCCAAGCAACTATTGCTAACTTTTTACTTATCTGTGAAACTGCTATATTATTAAGAATACCTAAATCTCTACGAGTATGATAAACTTCGCATAACCATTTATAAATTTTAGGTTCCATATAATCTACACCATCTTTTACTTGATTATAATTTGATTTTTTAAATAATCCAAATTCAGGTATTACATTTTCTCTTGGAATTAATGATACATCTTTAATAGTGCCATTTATAACTCCATCAATTTGTATTAATGAATGACCATAATAAACAGACTCCATTGCAAATTTAATATACTTTTCAAACCAATAATCTTTAAATATCTTTTGTGCTTTATTATTGATATTATCAGACTTATTAGTTATTGTAAATGGTAATCCAAGAACTCTACTTGTTCTAATATCTAAAGAATTACTAACAACAGAATCTAATATGATATCTTTATAAATTATTAATAATTGACTTCTATCAGGATTATTCCAATGTTCTGCTAAATATAATGCTTCTCTCCACTTTTTAGTAGTAGTTGTAATTCTATAATTATGACGATTACTAAACTCAAAGAAATGTTTGGTCTTTTTGTTCTGTGGTAATGAATGTATAAGCTCATTTACCTCTTTTTTATTGAAAAACTTTTGAAAAATATTCATATTAATATAGTGATGTTATTTTTGTATCTGTAATATATAAATTCTTAGACCTAAATTCACCTTGTTGTTCTGCATTTAATGGTAAATTAGGAACTATCTTACCTGAAGATATATCTTTTAATGTATCTATTGCATTATTAAACCTATCTTCAACTATTTGTTGCATTGATGTATGTGTCATTCTAGTATTAAAATGATATGCAAATATATTAACGGCTAACATTATTAAAAACTGATTACGTTGTTTAAATGCTGCGATAACATCGAATTTAAAACCAATATATCCATTAATAAGACCTATTGTCATATCTTCTAATTGATTTAATATTTTATAATCATTTTCAGATAAGTCATCTATTACATTTTGTTTAATAAATACATTTAAGTCTTCTAGTGTTAAATAATTCATATTACTTTTATTTTTAAATATTGTAGCAAGAACAGGACTCGAACCTGTGACCTTAAGGGTATGAACCTTACGAGCTACCAACTGCTCTACCTTGCAATTTGTCTTGAAGGATTGATTCGAACAACCATTCACTTATTAACCAATTATAATACTTCAAGATTTTAATACATATGTTTATTATACCTTTTTTGAATTATTCTTTTATTTAAAAATCTATTTTCATTTCTACATAAATTTGCTAATCCTAAACTTATTACAGTATCATCGTGATGTGGAGGTGTAGCTGCGTATTTAATTGTTCTTGTTTTTGGATTATATTCATAAGTAAATACTTTTAATTCAAAGTCTAATTCTGGTAATAATTCTTTAGTTGGTAATTTTAATGATTGTATATCTGCTATTAATAATTCAATCATATTCTTTTTAACTGTATTATTACTTTGCCAAACAACTAATCTCGGATACGATACTTGTAACATATCAAATAAAACATCACCAACACCATTAGTCTCAAGATAAACTAATGGATTATAAATGTTAAGAACTGTTAATAATTCTTTTATTATTTCAGAATATGATTTATTATTAACTCTTTTAATAAATATAACTTCTCCTAGTTTATTCATTATAGTTAAGACTGTACTATCTGTTTTACCAACATCTAATCCAGCAAAATATTGTTCATTATTAATAGGTTGTTTCCATTCATTTATAATTTGTACATTATCAATATTTTTAAATACTGTTCCTCCATCTTCAATAAATTCAGCTTCATATTCTTGTCTATACATATCATCAGACATTACAGATTTAGCATCTTTAACTTCTTCAATATCATACATAGGATTATCAGTGTAATGCATATAATAATAAGCATATCTATTATTTGATGACTGACCTAACATAGCCATATCATAAAATAAATTCATACCTCTTGGAGTAGATACTAATATTACTTTTGCATCTCTTTTAGCTGCAATTACTGGTTTTATTGCAGACCAAGCTTGTGGTTTATAATAAGCAAACTCATCCATTAATAGATAATCAACAGTTAAACCACGAATATTATCATAACGTTCTGCTGATTTAAACTTTAATTTAGAACCATTATTAAATATTACTATTAGTTTTGACTTATTAACTGATTTTATTACTGGAATTCCATCTAAACTATCTAAAATGTTTGTTAAAAATGTATATGCTAAGTCATATGTTGGTGTTATATATAATAATTCTATATTAGACTGTGATATACATAAATATCTTACAATTTCTGCTAATAAATATGATTTACCGGATTGTCTTGACGCATTTAATATGTGATATTTAGTATCTGAATTAATAATTGTTTCAAATATTTCTAATTGTTTATTATGAAGCTTTGCACCTAATATTTTCATCAGTTTTATTATCTCTTTTTGGTTTTGTTATATCAAATCCTATTTCTGTTAATATAAATTCTTTAATTATCATTTGTTAATAATATATTCTACGTTATCTGTTTCAATTTGTATTTTTGGTTTATCATCTGGTTTTGATAAATTTGAATTTTCTTTACCTAATTTAGATGATAAAACCTCTTTAATTGCTAAGAATTTAATTTTTTCATTTTCAGATGATAATAAATCTAATAATCCCATTTCTGCATTCACAACAAAGGACATTTCAATATTTAATACATCATCTGCAAATTCTTCATCTTTTAATAAATATTTCTTAAATGTTGAGTAAGTAAAAAGACCTTGATAAGATAACGATTTATTTAAAGTCTTTTGATAATTACCTAAAAATGCTGCCTTTTTTTGTTTAATAGTCATCTTTTAGTATGTTTTAACTATTATACTTAATAAATATTATACTGATATTTAGTCCTATTTAGAATGATTCTAAATAAGGACCGTTTTTATTGACTTAATCTATCATTTTATCAAAATCAATATCATTATTCATACAATAATCAATAATAAATTCATCATTATCAAATATATCTGTTAATTTTATTTTAATTCTTTTCATATATCTTAAAAATGTTTCATTATTAATTTGTAGATATTCATAAATTTCTTTATTTGATTTTTCTTTAAAATACTTTTCATTTATTATAAACTGTTCAACTTTTGTACAATTATTTAATATTGCTTTAATATGTTTTTTTAAATCATCATCATCTAGTCGTTTATCTAAATCATCAGTATAAGTTGAATAATTAATATCATTATCTATAATATCATATTTATCTATATAGACAAATTCTCTTTCAATTCTTTTTTTATTCATAGCATTAAAAGAGAAAATAACATTTCTACATACATTTGTTAGATAAGTTGATATTTTAGTTTTATCTTTATTATAAGTTCTATACTTCATAACTCTTAAATAAACTTCTATCATAACATCATCTTTCATATGATAGAAGTTATTAAAATTGATAACTATATACTTTGGTAAATATTTTTGAATATTATCCCATATAAATATTGGGTCTAAATCAAATCTCTGTACTTCTTTTTTCATTTAATATATTTTATTTTGTATTGTGCGTGTTCAGGTTTTAATAAGAACACTTGTTTCCAAACCTTTTTACCTGACATTGGAAAACCTTGTGCTGTTGTTTTATTTATCAATTTTAATTCAGGTAAATAGTTATAAAATTTTATGACTTTTGATAAATCCCAAATTAATATTATATTATCTTTAAATAAATTAATATAAAGTAGTTTATCATTATCAGATTCTTTTCTATTAATAATTGCTTTATATTTATCTACTTCTAAAATCCAATTAAATGTATTGTGATTAAAAGTATTTCTTGATTTAAATTCTCCTATAATATTAGTGGAATTTAATGTTTTGTGAAATAAATCTACTCTATCCATTCTTGGTGTTGTTTTAGCTTTTGGAAATAAAAACTTTAATACTTCTTTTTCTATCTTTTCATAATAATTAATATTTAACATTAGATGTTCTTTTATTTTATATATCTTAATAGGATATAAAAAATGTAAAAAAACATTAAATAATTTAAAAAATAGTAATCTTTTTTAATAATAAATTTATAATTATTAACTGTTAAACAATTATTTTTAAAAATGAATGAAAAAGAAAATCAAATAATATATAAAGGTAAAGTTTATCCTAAGGATGTCTATTATCATACTAATTATCAATGCTTTTTTGGCAGGTCTAAAGAAGCAATTTTAATAGGATGTAAGCCGATAAATGAAATTGATGCTAAATATAATCCTTTTAGAAATAAGTTTTGTTGGAGAACTAAAACCTTAAAAAAAGAGATAAGTGAACCTAAACCTAAAAAAGTCATAAAATTTTATAACAAAGTTAAAAAGGTTAAAAAGCTTTATTTAAAGAAGTCTAAACCTTTATTAGTACTATACCACCAAAAGTATGGTAAAGTACAAGGAACACGTAAAGAAATATGTTCTAAGTACAATATTCAAAACAGTCATATAACAGGTTTAATAAAAGACTATTTAATTCATACTAAAGGATTTGTTTTTAATAAAGACAATTTAAATAGAATTAAGTTTGTTGATAAATATTATCAAGTTATTTAATAAATAATTTATATTCCCATAGTCTTCTTTTAAAAAGTGCTTTTGATTTAATATAATTACTATTTGGTTTTTTATAGAAACAATATTTTAACCATTGTCTTTTAATATTTATTGTGTCTTTAGAATTTTTATCTATAAGCTTTTTTAAACTAGACCTTTTATAAGCATTTGGACCCAAATTATACATAAAACATAAAATTGCTTGGATTTGATGTTCATTTAACTTGTCTTTGTTTAATAAACCATCTCTAAGCTTGTTTAAATCAATTCTAAGCAATGAATCTGATGCTTTAATAGAAATTCTATTAGCAAGTAAAGGTTTAGTCATTAGATGACCAAATCCAATGGTTTTATAACCAGCTGGACATTTAGTTGGTTTTTCACAAAATCCCTCTACAAATTTTATATAATTAATTAAGACTTCATAATCAAGTTCTTTAATATAATTTTCATCTATTAAGTGGTTTTCTATTGATACCGTATTATAACTTAATAAAACTAATGTTATTAATAAAATTAATTTCTTCATAATATATTATACGCAATTAAAATGGCTTTCAAATCAAATAAATTTATTTATAACATTATTATTAAAAACCTTATAAATGTTTTTTAAATTTCTTTTTAAATATCTTTTAAAATTTATTTATATGGTTTTATAATAAAACTTAGTAACTTTTAATTCTTTTAGATGTTTAACATTTTTTGCATTAAACTATTTATAATCAATAAGTTAGACTTAAAAAACCGTTGCATAAAATGAATTAATTTGCATTAATTGGTATCTTACTTACTATAAATTTTTTTAGACAAAATATTGATAATGAAATACTTAAGAACAAAACTGACAAAAAAAATCAAAATTAACTCAATATGTTTAATAATAATAAATACATTGAGTTAATTAAAAAAAAAATGTCAGTTTTAACTTATTTAATTGCCTCTAGTTATTCCTTAGTATATAAGAATTAACTCAATACTACATTTAAATAATTAAAATTGGCTCTTCAAATCAATAAATTTATAAAGTCCGTAAATTAAACTTTAATAATTATCTAATATAACTTTAAATAGAAACATAATAAACAATATATAATTATATTTACCAATCGACATTTATTAAAAAGTAAACAAGTAAGTGAACTAAGATTCAATTAAACTAATTAAACTATATTACCCTTATTGTTGTACCACTTTTGGCATAATGCACTTATAATCAATAATTTAGAACATAATAAATCTGACATATTTTTTTAAAGTGCTTATAATCAATCAGTTATAAAGTGTTTATAATCAATAAGTTAAGTTTATGATAAATTGAATAGAATTGAATAAAATTGATAGAAATATGTTATATAACATATAAATAATTTAATCTTTTAATAAAAATTCATTAAAAAGCTAAATTGTAAT